AACTAGGGTTAAAGCCTATTATTCCACATATATAAATGCTACTAAATTTAGTGTTCTGGTTTTTGGGAGGGAGTGGCACAGGGTTAGTTCCACCTACAACCAACACAACAACACTTACTCAACATAGCCCAAGCCCTTTTACTAGGCTTGGGCTTATTAATCTTAATTTCTACTTTTAATGCTTGACAATGTGACAAATATTTGGGACAATTAAGTATAAAGATTAGGGAGATACATAAATGTTAAAATTTGTTTGTTTTAATTGTAGAGATTTATTTAGTTATGATTTTAAATCTAAATTTACTGTAAATATAGGAAATAGTGGTGCATCTAAAATTTGTTTAAATTGTGCATCTAATTTAAATATTGATGATTATAAGAAAAAATATAAATCATTTAAGGAGGTTAAATAATGATGATTCAAGAATGGATCTATCTAGGGCTAGTTCTTTATGGAGTAGTAGCTCTAATAATAACAATTCTATTTACTTGGATGTGGATAGAGGAAAAGCTGTTAAATAAAAAGACAGACTTTGAAACAAGACTACATAGAGGAGAGATCCTTAGTAAAGGAAATATTTTCTAATGTATCCACTTAAAAGAAAAAATAAGTTTAATTGGGCTTATAAGTTTTTATATTGGAATGGGGATGAAAATATTGTTTATCTTTATACAATAGAAACTAAAGAGGGTTTTCAAGTTGCAGAAAGTGCAGCTTGGGGAAATGCAACTTTTGATGGTTGCAATAAAATGAAATATATAGGGAAAAATAAAATGGAGGTTGAAAATGGCACAAATGCCTAAGTTCCTAGAGGACTATACAACTGTTGATGAACTTATCAACAAAATGAATACAGAATATCCAGAATGCAGATTAATTGCAGAAATGATTGGATATGGAGATGATTGGGTAATATTTAAAAGCTCATTCTATGAAACAAAAGAGGACACAGAGCCAAAAGCTGTAGCCTATGCAAAGCAGACAAGCAAAGATCATAATTCTTGGTTTGAAATGGCTAACACAAAAGCTAATGGCAGGTGCTTAAGAATTGTATTCTCTGAATCTACTTTAGCTGAGGAAATGATAGGAATAGCTCCTAGTAAAGATGCAGCTCCAGAGAAATCTAATTTAGATAAGAAAATAGAAGTATTAGAAGCTGAGGGATTAGTTACTGATATTTCACACAAAGCACAAGCTGTAATGAATAGTATTAAAGACTTTGCTATGGATTGCACAGCTCAAGATATAGACAAAGCAAGACTTTATACTGCTAGTGCTTTAACTGAGCTAGGAATAAGAAAAGAGGATGTATCTATTACTAACTTACAAGCAGTAAAAGATAAGATTCAAGATATTTCTAACTCTGAGAAATCAGCATAATGTTAGGTTTATTTGCTAGGAATAAGCATAGTTTTACTGAAATGCTTTTTTTAGAGAAAGATATATCAGAATTTAGAAAAATTAGATATATTTTAGAAGTAGAGGGCAGGATTTGTTCATTAGATCCAGAGTTTTCTACTTCTGGAAACTTAAGAAAAGCTGTGCATAGATTAAATAGAGATTACAATTCTAAAATTTATAAAGAGGAGTGTAATTGTAATTTTAAGGTTAAAGGTAAACTAAATATGGATGGAACTCCAAGAAAGCATTATGCCTATATAAAAGATTGGGCATCATAAATTGATAGAACTTTTATTAACTTGCTCATTGTTAGGTACTGTTCATTTTAACCTAGATGAAGTAACTGATATATATAAAGTATCTAATCAATGTGAGTTAATAGAACAGGTGCAGGAGTGGATTCCATTAGTTAATATCCACTTTAAAGAGGATGAAGCTCTTGCATTAACTGTTATTTATTGTGAAAGTAGAGGATATGCTAATGCTACAGGCTATAACAGAGATGGCTCAATAGATCAGGGTTTGTTTCAATTTAATAATAGAACTGAGAAATGGCTTGAGGATGATATCTATAATAAAGACTTAGATATGTATGATCCAGAAACTAATGTAAAAGCTGCTAGATGGCTTTCCTATTATGATGGTTGGTTTCATTGGAACAGTAGTAAGCATTGTTGGGGGAGATATGGTTAATGCTAACAATAGGAGAGATTTTAAAGCAGAGGAATATGATCTTTATGATGTTAGAAAAGCTAGACCATTCTGGAATCAAGTCTGTGAAGCTAATAATTGGCAGGTTATAAAAGATGAGGAGGACTTTGCAGAGGACTATGTTTGTAAAATACTTAATAATCTTTATGTTATGGAGCTTCAGGTTGTTGGTTATTGGCATAATTTTGACAAAGATTATATAAGTAATTTATGGATTTCAGCAAGTAAAGTAGATAATCTAAAAAAGAAAGCACAGGCAAAGAATACAAGATCAGGATTAATATTTCTTAATTGTGTTCCAAATAGGTTTATAGGCATAGATATAGAGGAAATAAAAGAATCCTACAAAGTAAATAAGGCTTCTGGAGAGAAATCATATAAAATTCCACTACAAAAGATTTATTATCTTTATAAAGAATTGCTAGATAGAAATTTCTGTGATTGCTTAGAAAATCACATAGATATTATGGAGCAGGGTAATGGTAGAATCCCAATGGCTCAAAGAAATGTAAATTTAAGAGGTAAAAATGGAATATGCTGCTGATGAAATAAATTATGGCTATAGAGCCATCATAATGCTGATTAATTCTGAACATACTCTTATAGATAAGATTGAAAATATAAAAGAGATTGATGGAACAAAAGAACATCCATTGTTCGGTACAAGTCAGGGTGGAGTAACTTTCTCTATGATGCTTAAAGGTATGCAAACACTTGTAGAGATTGTATTGAATAAGGGAGATAGATTTGATATAAACACTATGACAGAGCTTGGAAGTGCAACTGTTATAGATGAAACTGTTGAAACTCTATATAATTTTTTACATATTTTTTATACAAACTTAAAAGATGATGAGAACAAACTACTTAGAGAGGCATTAGATCCTCATAGTTACAGGAAAGCTGCTAAAAAAATGCACTATAGAGAAATGTTTGGGGATGATATACCAGAACATTGAATACAAGAAGCATCAAAAAGTTAAGTTTGTAATTCCTACAGATTTAAGAATTATAGATCCACAGACAAAAAAGATACTCTGGAAATATGGCACAATACAACTATTTGCAAATAATAAAATTTCTGCATGGGTACTAGAAAACAACACAAAAGAGCCTATTAGAATTTCATTATTTTGTATCTTGCCTGTACATTGATATTATATGAAAGCACAAGTTAATTTAAGTCAAGTATTGCAGGGTGGTTTAGCTGCATTAGTTGGATGGTTATTTAAAACTGTTAATGATTTGCAGCAAGAAGTAGCTGTTTTAATGGTACAAATAACAGATGCTAAAGAGGATTTAATGTCTTTAGCTATGAGGGAACAAGAACTAAATTCAGCAATAACTGAGATTCTTATAAAACTAGGTGGCTAGTTTGGATAAAGATTTTATACTTCCTGATAATTTAATTACAGACAATCCTGTTTTTATAGATACATCACAAGAATTTGAGAATGATTGTGGAGATGCCTGTAAAATATGATTAGTAAAATAAAAGATAATCTTGCAATAGTTGTTACTGCTATAACTCTTATGGGATCTATTGGAGCAGGAGTTCAAAGCTTAGGAGCTGTTATAAATACTCTTACAAACATAGATGAGAGAATGAACACTATTGAATATGATTTTCAAGCTCTTAAAGAATCAACAATGGTTTCTAATGATATTGCTGTTCTTTATGAGAAAATATATGCTCTTGAGCAAGAGGCTTATAATTCAGAGTTTTTAGAAACAGAATTAACAACACTAAGAGCTAATTACCAGAACTTAGAGTCAGAAGTAAGAGATTTAGAATGGAAAGTTGAGGATTTTCAGGCTAGATATATTTCTGAGCTAAACAATCCTCCTCAAGATTCACAAGCTTATGAGCTAATGAAGTGGGAATGGCAAGATCTGCTAAAGAAAATAACAACTTTAGAGAATAATCAGCTTGAATCATGGGAGTTTGATAACTTAAGAGATAGAATTACCTATCTTGAAGCTTATATGCACAATCACTAATGAATTATATTTGTATTAATCTTTGCTGTGGTTGTAGTTTGCATTGTAAAAACAAATAATAAGTTATACTTAATCTATGGATTATATAGATGATATGTCTTTAGCTTTACCTAATCAACAACAAGTAGGAGAATCTAATATTGATTTTAAAAGATTTCAGTATTATTTAGGTTTAGGTGCAGGTAGAACACTACCTAGAGTTGCACAAAATTTCAGTTTGTCAGAGAGGAGAATATACCAAATCTCTGCTAAGAATCAATGGTTAGATAGAGTCAAAGCTATTAATAAAATGCTAAATGAACAAATAATTGGGGAAGTTTTTGCTCAAGTAGGAGAAACTGCAAGAGATCTAGCTAATGAGCTTAAGCCTGTAATTTTTAGAATTATTAATGAAATAAATGAAAGAGATTTAGCATCACTCAATCCTACTGAATTAAAAGGATTGTTAGATGTTTGCTATAAGATGATAAGCCAAATCTATGGCTTAGGTACTCCACAAGTAACAGTAAATCACATAGAACAACTACAGATTAAGTTCAAGTGGGATTGGGAGCAGGATGATGATACCTTTTCCTGATAAAAAATATAAAATTATCTATGCAGATCCTGCTTGGAGTTATTGGAGTGGTGGAAAAAAAAATCAAAGTAATCATTATTCAGTTATGACTATTGATGATATAAAAAATATGCCTGTTAATGATATTGCTGATAATGATTGTATTTTATTTATGTGGGTTACTTTTCCAATATTAGATAAAGTATTTGAAATTGCTAAAAATTGGGGTTTTGAATATGCAACTAATGGTTTTACTTGGGTTAAAAAAAATAAAATTTCAGATTCATGGTTTTGGGGTTTAGGGCAATGGACTAGAAGTAATGCTGAACTATGTTTAATTTTTAGAAAAGGTAAGCCTAAAAGAATATCTAAATCTGTTCATTCAGTTATTGATGCAAGAATCATGGAACATTCTAAAAAGCCAGATGAAGTTAGAGATAAAATAGTAGAACTTGTTGGAGATTTACCTAGAATAGAACTTTTTGCAAGAGAAAAAGCTGATGGTTGGGATGTTTGGGGTAATGAAGTCTGATGAGCCAGATTATTGAGGCTACTCCACCTGATTTACATTCTGGACAATTAGAAGTTATAAAAGCATTAGATGAACACAGATTTATAATTGCTGTTTGTGGTAGGAGATGGGGTAAAACTACTTTATCTTTAGTTGCAGCAGTAGATCAAGCATTGAAAGGTTTAAAAGTTTGGATTATCTTTCCTGTATATCCACAGGCTTTAGAGTCTTGGCTTAATCTAAAAAGCTTAGTCAGACAATTACCTGAGGACTATGCAGAAACAAGAGAGGTAGAGAAAAGAATAGTTTTAGCTAATGGTGGATCTATACAGATTAAATCAGCTAATAAGCCAGAAACTCTTAGAGGTGCAGGTGGTATATCTTTAATAATCTTTGATGAGGTAGCTTATCAAGATAAAGAAACATGGGATACAGTTAGACCAATCTTATCTGATAGCTTAGGCAAAGCTTTGTTTATATCAACACCTAATGGCATAAATTGGTTTTATGAGTTGTTTGATAATGCTAAAAGGAGAGCTGATTGGAAAGTATTTCATTATCCTACAGAGCAATCTCCTAGAATAAATAAAGATGAGTTAGCACAAGCCAAAGAGGAGTTAGGCTCAATGGTATATGCTCAGGAGTTCTTAGCAGAATTTACAGAGGTAGGACACATGTTTAAAAGAGAATGGTTTAAGTATTATGACACTATTGCAGGAGATGATCCTGAGTATGTCTTAGGAGATGAAGTAGTAAAGCATTCTGAGCTATCTATCTTTGGCACTATGGACACAGCTTTGAGTATTAAAGAAACTGCTGATTACTCAGTAATAATAACAGTAGGATCTACTCCTAGTGGTAAGCTTTTAGTAATGGATGTATTCAGAGCTAGATTAGAAGCTCCAGAGTTACTCCCACAGATAGAAGCAAAGATTGATGAATACAATATGTCTTGGTTGGGAGTGGAGGATTCTAGTTTTGGTTTAGGAATAATTCAGATGGCTAGGAGGCAGGGTTTGCCTATAAGGAACTTAAAAGCAGATAAAAGTAAAACTGCTAGAGCTGTACCTGCAGCTGCAGGTGTAGAAAATGGCACTATATGGTTTTTGAAAAATGCTAAATGGCTTGTAGAATTTGAAAGAGAATTAACTAGCTTTCCATCCTCTGGATCTCATGATGATATGGTGGATGCCTTAGCTTATGCAGCTAGGTTTGGAA